GTCGCCGCTCATGCGTCTTCCGCGGACTTTATACTTAAGCCCCAGATTACTGAATCCTGTGGATACCAGCTGCCAGGATAATAGTCTAGCGAATTCGGGATCGGGGTTAGAATGTAGGTACACCGGATGCTCCACCTCTCTTAGGAGTTCCAGTGACACGTGTTTATCGAATCTTGAGGCATCTAGGGAAATAAGAACTGGGTCCTTGAATTCCCCCATCTTCCTCACCAACAAATTCGCACGTTGCACGGAATTCAGACCTTTCGCCACATTCCTTGACCTCATAACACCAGCACTCGCCCACGACAGATGGTAGAGTTGATGTTCAATGGGGTGTAAGAAGGAGGCTAAGGCGACGCAATATTTGGCTGCTCGAAACTGTATAGCTCTTGGGTCGGGGTTGACTTTGGCGTTGGGATCGAACCTCTCTGCTTTAACAAAGAGTTTGATGGAGGCGTCGTTTTTCTGAATACCGCGGTTGTTGTAATCCTCCAATGCTCGTAGATACCTGATGCGTTTAGCACCGGAATACCGTTGGGGCATGTCCTCTAGGGGATTGGCTGTTGTCTTAGGTATAAACCGCTTAATACTGGTTACAGCTTGCTTAAGGTTAGCTAAACCTGATTTTGTAGGGCCAGGCACGATACCAGCTACGCGACCAACCAAGGCTCTCACCTGGTTATGCGCGCAATCGTGATGGAATTGAGGTTGATACATTCCGGGTTGTTCCAGAATGCCCACTCGAGTGAGTGATTTATTGTGTCTCTCTATGTCAAGGGAGGGCAATCGTAATAACTTACACCCCGCGTCTAAGGTTAAGTCATCAGTCTCACCACAACATACTCCCCTGACGGAGACCCCACAGCGTCAGCTGTGATGGAGTTGCTTACCCGGGCCGACGTATCCTGACGCCAGCTCGTTAGCAACACCCATCCCAGCCCACACAGAACTGCCGGTCCAAACTGACCGGGCCCCAGACTCCGCACCTGCATAAGACATCGCTAGTGGAATAGCGAGCGCCGTCTGGTTAAGACGATGCACCATAGTCCACGTTTTCCTGTTTTGGTGAAGCCAGGAATCACAACATCTCACCAGGTCGATCAACATCGAGTCTGAACGGGGCCTGAACATGGTCTTATGGCACAAATGCGCCAAAAGGTCCACGTCCACCCCATGCGTCCGTGCCGTACTTTGAATGTCCGCAACTACATCGGGCATCGTCAAAACCTCTCCGTAGAGGGTCACAACGAGGTAGTTCCACACGGAAACGAGGCACCGAGCTCCAACGGGCACAGCCATCAGAATCAAAGTCGCCTCGCTGGCGTTCAGCAGGTAATCCAAATGGCCAGGCTCACTCCTAAACCTGGTCAGAAAACCCACCTTCTCGCCCAATCTTCCGAACACCGTATCGGGGTCGAACATCGGGAAATGTGTTCCGCATAACACTTCATAACCAATTACTTGATAAAGAAGTGTTGTAACCCACGGAATGAACCACATTGACGTCGACACAAAAATACCTGTCGCGATCCCACCATAGGACACGCGAAAGGCCGGGAAGTCGGCTACTACTCCCCGGGTTGATAACCAC